TTCTCGTCAAAAGGGGCAGATGACGGTTCCACTTCTACGGTTCTCAAATCATCAATCTGTTTCCTCAAAGCATCAATCTGTGAGTACAATTTCGATTTCTCTACTTTTGCCACTTCTGAAATTAAACTTTTAAGTTCTGGGGTTTCTGAAATTTTGTAAGTAACGTCCGCAATCGTAATACTTTCCGGGATTCGTGCTTCTGGGTTTGTTTGTTCTTCTTTCATCTTATTTCTTCATTAGAAAAGTTACTCCTGTTAGTACTTACTTAATAATCCGTTTACGTAATTGTTCCGTCCCACCATTCAATGTAGCTTGAGACATGTTTTCTCTCGATACAAGTGGTGCTTCGGGTGTACCCGGATTAACGAATTTGTCGGATACTGCCTTGCTGGTATCCTTTGCAACATCGTGCAAATCCTCTGCATTAATTTTGTTGTTCATCTTTCTAAAAATTATTAATTAAACAATAAATCTGATAGCACCTCAAAATTATAACAAATAAATTGAAATGCGAAATATATTTTAGATTTTTATTCTTTTTCCATTTGCTCAGTATCTTCCTGATTAGTATCCTCAGTATCCTCCGTATTATAAGAACCTTCATTTTCGGTGGCTCCACTTCCCATTCCATTCATAGTTCCCGAACCAAGCATCTCCTGCAATTTTACTTGCAACATTGCTTGTTCAATCATATCCTCATCAATTTCCTCAAGTAATTCGGGTACATTTTGTTTACCCATGCGTTCCATCCACTCTCTGCGTGAACCGATTTTGAGTTGGCTTTCAAGTTGTGCTCTTTGCAAATCCTCCATTTTGTCTCTTGGAAATCCGAAAGCGAAAACAGGTACAATCTGCATTTCCGTAAGAAAGTTTTTATTTTTGGAAAATACTCTTTTAAGTCTCTCATCATTTGGATTCTCAATATTGAGAATTCTCATAATCATTGAATTTATTCTGGTAATTCCTTCTCCGTACATTGTAGCCTTTAAATTGGCTTGTTGTACCAGAGGTTGATATGTAATCTGCAATGCAGCCGCAGAAGTATTGCTTATTGCCTGTATTTTACCGAGTGCATTTTCAGGTACATCCGATAATTCGTGCATAGCCAATTTCAGGTCTCTCGCAAAATTTGTGGCCGCAGAAATATCCACATCCAAACCAAGATTAAATACATTAGCTTCCGCAGGTAATCCCGACCATATCTGACCGAGTCCTTTTTTCAGTGATTTTGCCGATGCACCCGTTATTACGGTTGTAGGTGTAACATGATAATCTATAACCGACTTTATTGTCTGCATCAATTCATTGTACACCTTATTTATCTTCAATATATCGTTTGCATCCGACTTACCATAATACCCCGCCGAATTTGGCCTATTCTTAATATGTATAACAGGGATAAAACCGTATTTGTTCTTATCCTTTTTCTCCTCAAATTTCTGAACATTGTTAAGTTCAACACCTTTTTGATACCATTCGCTTATGTGAGTTTTACTTATTTCCCTAACCCACATTTTATATCCGCTTTTAGTGGTTTTTGGGTCGAGTGTCTGCCGTATCCGTATAGATTTTATATCGTTGAAATCTCCATTATTGAATTCCGGGAATGTTTGCCTACTGTCATAAACTTCAATTTTACAGAATTTTTCGGTATCATCCCAATTAATTCCAATCCAACAATCTCCCGTTATACTTCCCATTTGCAACATTTCGTAAGCAACCGTTTCTTTTCCCGATTTACCCCAATGATACATCATGAGTTGTTCAACATCCTTTTCAAGTTCCCTGTCTATTTGCTCCGAATAAAAACTTTTTACCTGAAATGAGAATGCTTCCTCACCAAGTAAAAACATGATAACTTTATCTATGAAAGCCCTTATGTAATTGAATGAAAGCAATCCGTCATTGAAATCCTTGTAGTGTAACCCCTCATAAAATTTCCAAAACAGATAGTATTTTGTTACTCTGTCGAGTTCCCATTCACTGTCATTTACAATATTCTGAGATACAAAAGACCTCAATATTGTGGTGGCTTCTCCAAGTGGTTTAGCATCGGGATTCCAATGCTGGCTCATAGGATAACCACTGTAACTGTTATAATCTATACTGCTCATATTTAATAAGAATTTCTTTTAATTGCACCAACTACATCCTTTACTCCCTGATAAAGTGGGTTGTCCAAAACTTCCATTTCAAGAGTTTCCTCCTTTTCGTTATTTGCGGCTAAACATGCAAGTCCCAAACTATCCACATAATCATCGAAATAACCATCCGACTTTTCGCATACCATATAGGAGCCGTTAAAATATTTCTGACAGTTTTTAATCTGCTCCTCGAATTTTATATATTGTGAAGAACTTCTTACCGTCTTATTTGCCGGTATGATAATTCTTTTTGCAGCAATATCCGAAGTAAGACTGTACCACATATCCGACTTGCTTTGTGAAGTAAACGGATAGGGTTCTATATTTACATACTCTCCGCAAGCATAAATAAGTCTGTCAACAACGGGCTTACCAACACCCGTATAGTCAACAAAGATAGTGGAAATATTGTATTCCACAATAGCATCCAATATTGCATGATGTTGTATCTCGTAGTCAAGCCCTCCCAAGTCAACCCAATTTAGAATTTCCTTAGTTGGAACTTCAAAAATATCCTCGTTTTCAACTACTCTGACTATCGTAAGAACCGTGCTTGCAGGACTTTTACCAATATCCAATCCCGCAACAATGTAATCCCCGTCTTTTGGAACTCCGAAACCCTTTTTACGGTTAATCAATTTATTGTAATCGTTATCCGTAATGAGCATTCCACTTTCCAAATCCCAAATAAGTGCATACGCAAGTTTAAATTCCTGAGAATCCTCACCCCAACGACTTCGTTTTCTAAGTACATCGGCTTCATAATTAAGGTGGAACCTCCTACCATCCTTTTCATACTGCAAACGTCTGTCATTTATAATTCGCTTGTATGCAAATTCCAAATGATTACGTATTCTTGGGTCGTCTAATTTTCTATCCCTGTTTCTATTGTATTGTATCTCATTCCAAAAATGATTCTTTTGTGTACCCGTTGTACCTACCTTTATAATAGTACCACCTGTACTCGAAACCATAGGTTCTATACTTTTGGTAGCAATAAAATCGTCCACATCTTGTGCTTCCTCAATTATAATAAGGTCGTATGTCTTAGATTCAATTTTTGATTGTTTACTTGCCGTTTGACCCATAAGATATGAGCCATTACTTAATTCAAGTCTTACTTCACTTTCCGCATAAATATCAATATCGGGGTCGGCCATTATCATTTCCGCATTTGCAGAGTTCAACCTTAACATTGCCCTCGAATATGTAGTAGCAACTTGGTCTGATTGTGGAGCAAAAAGTCCAACCCTGAAACCCGTGCTGAATTGGTCTAAATCGGGAATAATCTTTGCAAGTGCAGGCATAAGTACTGTAAGAGTATCTATAACAAATGCCATAACCTCAGATTTACCTGACTGTCTCGATAACAGTACCGTCTTTACATCCCCTGAAAAAGTTATTACGGAATAAATAATCGAATATGCAATCTCATATTGATATTCATACAATGAAAGTCCTGTAAGTACTCTTCCGAATTCTATAATTTTACCCGTTATCTCATGTGCGTCGAAAGATACTGTTTTTCCTTTTAGGGAATCTGTTGAAATATCGTCAAATTCCGTTCCCTCTGTTGCAAAAACATACCCCGAATCTCCTAATTTTGTTTTTCTACCCATAGCACTCCTCTAATATCATATTCCATATCACCCATACTTAATCTGTACTCATTAAGTTCCTCATCAACTTTATTGGTGGCCGAGTAATGATAATCGTTACAATCAACCCAACAATTAGGTGTCTCATACAGTCTTACTTTTTCAACCCATATACCGTGTTTTTCTTTATCGAAAAACTTATTGGCTATATAGAAAATTTCCGATGCAATATTTTCCGCAGAAGGATTTACATCTTCCCCAGAACCAAGTCCCATCAACCACAACTTCCAACCATTATTGTTTACAACTCCGATTAATTCCTTATCCATCGGGTTTAGCATAGCTGCATGGTCGAATCTGTCATCAATGAAAGAACCCAATACACGTTTCAACTCCTTAAAGTCTATTGCGTATCCAATAGCTCTCAATACATCATATCCGAAAGTTACTTCGGCTTTAAATCTGTGTCCGTGCAAATTGAAGCACTTAACACGCTCATTCATTACTCTGTGAGCCGTGTCAAATTCAAATGTTCTTGTTATCGTTTGCATAATTGTTTCTTATTGTATAGGAATAATTGTCCTTTATTCTGCTGGCAAAAAATTCTCCCTTACTTTCAGCCTTTACAAACTTAGTCCAAACTTGTGGATAAACATTTTTGTATATGTAAGTAAGTCTCGGCCTATTCAAAAAAACTATAAACAGCTCATGAGTATTTCTGGAATAGTCTATGCTTCTAATGTTTCTCGACTTAACGTTCATATCCTTTCCGTTTGGATACAAAAATAGGGAATATTTTTCAATATCCCCTAATTTAATTACTTATTTCAATTCCTGCCATAGTAAGAAATAAATTAATCATACCATGCAGGTTTCACAATTCCACCTTCCCATTTTTTCATCTTACTATGAAATATATACCATTAACCCTACTAACAGTTCTATTTTTAGGGTTAGTAATAATATATTCCTTATACTTATTATCATCTGTACTTTCGCCAATTAACTTTTCGGCCATACTTTCATAACTTCTTTTATGCCCATTTTTAGTCCAAGTATTATTAGCCTCCTTATGGAATTTGTTATACTCTTTTTTGCCCAGAGCCTTTATAAGGGTATTCTCAACTTTAAGAGCCGTTTCATTCTCAGGGTCATTATCTTTATTCCAATTATACCACACTTTAAAATCACCTAAGCTAACAGGAATTTTCGACAACTCTTTACGTGTTTTAAGTTCTTCACCGGAACCCACTTTTTTGAGTGCCTCCTTAGCCATACTTGCAGCATCATATTTAGCCGTGTGTTGTTTAACCTGTGTAACTTTTCCCGATTTAGTTTTACGTGTGTGAGCTCTTACAATTTTTTCCTTCTTCATAGCAATTAATTTTTTAATTATAAAAGTCTTCTCCACTTCTAAGAGTATTGAAGACTTTTACCCGTTATGAACATTTCCTACTTAGACCCTTTGGGGTTAAATACAGCTTTACCTCCCTTCTTGAAGGTAACATAGTCCGTGATGTTATTCTCAAGATAATCTCCAGCACCTTTTCCATACTTGGCATCCAATTTTTTCTTTTGCCTGTTAAGACTATTTTCAGCCTTTTTATACCCTTTAAAAGGTTTACCTGTTTCTTGTTCATTGTAAAGACCACTGTCCATAGCATCCCAAGCCTTAAACAACTCGACAGCTGCCGGGTCTTTAAGCATGTTGTCAAGGTGAAGGTCTTTGTTAAAAACTCCACCTTTTTTACTTGCAATCTCCATACCTGCACCCTTCTTATTTTTAAGGGCTTCTTTTGCCATATCAGAAGCATCGTATTTAGCTACGTGCTGCCTTACCTGAACGGTTTTACCCGACTTAGTTTTGCGGGTATGCGCTTTCACTACTTTTTCTTTTTTCATAAATTTCTAATCTTTGAATGTTTAATGTTTGTTATTTATTGCTCCTACACAATCATTTTTCTAATCTGTATTTTACAGTCCGAACGATGTAAGTTTTTTTACTTAATCGTCCAATACCAAAATACTCACATAACTTTCTTAGCACTTCAAAACTAACTGCACCCTTATCGTAAAGATAAGGTCGAATAGCTTGCCCTCCCATTTTCTCACCAATATCGGTTTTAAGGAAATTGGCAACTCCACCATAATTCTTTTCAATGTGGCTCCTTATCCTTTGTTTTATTTCCTCTATTTCGATAAGTTCACCATTTTCTGTGTTTACTTTTCTTCTTGCCATAGTAATTTAATTTTTGTGGTTGGTTCTAATTTCCCTTCATAAGAAACCAATCCTAATTTTTCACCCATTAAAATTAGCATTTTAATTATTTGAAGATAAGGAGTCCATTGTTCTCCATCCTTACGAACATGTCCCAAAGATAATATAAATTCTCCATTCTTTTCACTAATTTGTGAAAGCATTGATTTAATATTTTCTTTTTGTTCCCAGAATGTTTTTCTTACACCGATAACTCCATCAATCTCCACTATTACATGCTCAAACCATATATTCTCAACATTATAAGTTCTTAGTTCCATTTTCAATATTCAATTATAAAAGCACTATATTTTTGCACTTCATAGCAACCGTTTTATATGCACTTCATACGGTGGTTTTATAGGTACTTTATAGGGACGTTTTAGACTGTTTTAAGTAGTTTCAAGCGTTCAAATAATTCGTACACTCATAGCAAC